GCACCTTCAACACCGAAGATACCTCTAGGGTCAGATACACCAAATGAGTATCTTTCTCTAGCTTTGTATCTTACGTTTCCAGTATCGAAATCACCTTCCATCGCAGTTGTTAATGGAGCTCTTTGGAACATTTTCATTCCATTTGGAATGTCTGTGATGATGTAGAAAGCATCAGTGTCAGTTAAGTAATTGTTTACTCTGTAACCCTGTGGAATCATACCCATAGATACGATTGCATTTACATCATTGTCAGCAGTTCCAACTCTTCCTTGAGACTTCATTAATCTCTCAGCTGTGAATTGTAGCTCAGAAGGAATAATCATTTTTACTCCTCTTGCAGCAATTCTTAAACCTCTTTCGTCAGTCATAGCCGCAATGTCAATTAACGACTGCTCTAACGAAGTTTCGTTTAAGTCAGCTTGAGTAGTCAAAGTATTTTTGAAAGTACCTGCTACTGTTGGGTGAGCTGTGTTGAACAAGCTAACGCCGTCACCTGAATCAAAGTTATCCGTTGAAGGAAGACCTTGAATTAGAGGCTCAACAGCTTTTACTTGTTTAGCATTACTCATAGATCTAGCTAAAGCTTTTGTATATCTAGAAGAAATTCTGTCATACAAATTATCCTCAATCGCTTCTTCAGTGATTGCGAATGCTAAAGCTACTGTTTCATGAGTATATCTAGCTGTGAAAGTTTCTTGTGCATCATCGAATGATACTCCAGCACCTTCACCTTTTACTTGTGCGTTACCAAAGCCTGATAACATAACTTCCTCTTCGAAAGCTCTGTCAGAAGACTCTGTGGTATAAATTTCAGCATGCTGATTTTCATACCTTTTATATTCCAAGCCGAATAGTGCATTCAGACCTGGCTCTAGTTCTTTAACTAGTTGTGATCGTGATATTGCCATGTTTTATCTCCTATTCTAGCTATTACGATTGTAGCTCAATTAGATTAGCAACCACTACTACAGATCTGAAAGCCGCATTTTCATCGTTTTCAGGATCTTCAGCAGATCTTAATAATCTCCAAGAAGCTGCATCAGCAGAAGTATCACCGATATCTAGTGTAGCTGACGATTTACCAGTAGTTATACTACCAGCAAATACGTTCATATCATACATTTCTAAATATCCAGCTTGTGCTACTGCATCATCAGTTGCTACTACATATTGTTGTTGTGGGTTATCGAATACAAATGCATCGATATCTTCTGAGTTTGCTGGTGTTACCTGCACGTAATGATTCGAGAACGTCGGCTTTAAAGTTGTTGCCGCGTTGTAGAATATTCCGTTAAGTACGCCTAAGATAGGGTTGTCTGCAGCCGCTTGACCTTCGACAATGTAACCAGCAGTAGAAGACACAGCACCATTTTGATAAATGGTAGTTGCATAACCCGCATCGATTTTGTACTTACCTTGACCAGAAGTCGCTGGAGTTGATCCAAGCGTTCCTGCCGGCACTAGTCCAAAACCTTGAGTGTTTCTATTTGCCATAGTTGTTTCTCCTTATGTACCTGCCCCGAAGGGCCTCCAGTACGGTTTATAAAATTTCAGTGATATTTAAAAATTACTTTTTCGTACCACCGAAGGTTACACGAGACTGCCTCTCAACATTGATTGGCATCCTCTGGTCTTGCTCCTTCATAAGATCGTTTCTTACTGCTTCGTCACGTTGTTTATGTTTATTAGACATATACTCTTGTCGTTGCTGCGCGATCTCGATCGGTACCTTTGCAAGTAAAAGGCCACCAACCCCAATCACTCCCTTGTATTTACCTTCATCAAGTACAGGATAGTCATCAGCATTTTCGACTTCTTCAGCTCTAACTAATTCATATCCTTCTCTTAATCTTCCGGATATGTTTTTAGTGTCTTGAAAGCCGACGCTCTCTGCTCTAATCCATCTATACCTGAATCCATCAGGTGCAGGGGGTGCATCTAGAGATGATGGAGGAACCCACACTTTTGGTCTTTCAGACTTTGACCGTGTTTGGTTCGCACGAGAAGTTTTTGTATCTTTTTCCATGTTACGCTCCTTCCTTCGTGTGTTTTAGTTGTTTTGCGTATTCTTCGAGTGGCACACCTAATTTTTTAGCTATTGCTACTTGAGACGATGTGAGTCTCACGGTTTTGCGACCAGGCTTTACGCTTCTTGAAGCTGAAGCTACCGTCTGAACGGGAGCGGTCGATTGCTTTTGTTCAGTATTACCAAATTTATGCGGAAAGTCAACTCTAATACGTTTGTCGACCTCTGCATAATACTCATCAGAGTTAGGATCATAACCTTCTT